GTTCAATAGTAAAAATTGCTAATTCAACCGCTGAAAAATATTTAGAGAATCTTTCAGAATCAGAAAAAAAACAAGTTAAAGAAATTTTGACATCAAAAGATGAAAATTTAAAAACAAATTTTAATAATTTAAAAGAAAGTGCAATTAACAAAATTGATACTTTAATTTCTGAATCGGATGAAGATTTGAAAAAAGTTTTAATTGAAACAAAAGAAAGAATTTCTAAAGTACAACCTTCAAAAAAAGAATATATTAAATTATTGAGTTTAACTCAAAATTTATAATTCATTATTTTTTAAATTCTTATAAATAGCATTCTTTAAAATCTGACGTTTTGTGTCAGATTTTTTTTTGTGGTATTTTCTTTCTTGTAAATTTTTTATCAATTGAGTTTTAACAACTTTATGTTTGAAGTTTTTCAAAGCCCTTTCAAGTTCGTTGTTTTTGATAGGTATAATTAGCATTTTTTTGACAAATATGTTTAACTTAATTATTATTAAATATAAATAAACGAAGATATGAAAAATTTGTAAATGAAAAAAGGAAAAAGTTGTGTAATTAAAGGTTACAAACAAATTAAGTGTTCGTATGGAACTGTGGACTCAAAAAATTTAAAGTCAATATACTTAAATATTCAATCATGGGTTGAACCAAAAGGATTAGAAATGGATTGGGCAAGACCCGTGTCAATCTTGAATAAAAACATCAAATCAACTTTAACCGAAATATTAAATCAAAATCTTTTTAATGATAAATTTATTGTTGATTTAGATTTAAGAACAAGTGGGATATCCGTCAAAAAAAGGTCTTTTATGAATTTAGAAATTACTTTCTTCATGAAAGTTAATGTCGAATTCAAATCTACAGATTTAAAAAATGAGTTAAAAAATATAATATCCACATTAGAAAAAGATTGTTTCAAAGGTTCGAAATATTTTAAATTTTATCTTACCAAGAAGGATAAATTAAATACTGTCAGTAAAATAGAAAGTATTTAATATTTATCTAATAAAAGATAAAATGCAAAATTACAAAATATTAGGACCAAGAGAGTCAGGTAGAGGAATTCTTATTGAAATGGATGCGGGATACGTGTCTCCCACAGAATTCAATAACTCAAAATTTTTACAAGAGAGTAGAGATTTCAAAGATTATTCAAAACCATTTGAATTCTATGCGGTGTTACAAAAATATAATACACCAAATAGAAATGGTAGAATATATCCTGAAAGGATTTTAAAAAGAGAAGCTGAAAACTATAAGAAAAACTACATAGGTAAAAAAACAGCATTATCTGAATTAAACCACCCTGAATCTTCATTAATCGATTTAGATAGGGTATCCCATATCATTACTGAAATGTGGTGGGATAATAATGTTCTATTGGGTAAACTATTACTTCTGACTTCACCAGGGTTCCATGAAAGAGGTATCGTATCAACAAAGGGTGACCAAGCGGCAAACTTATTAAGATTAGGTGTAACGTTAGGTATTTCATCGAGAGGTGTTGGTTCACTTAAAAAAGTTGGTGACCAAAACGAAGTACAAGACGATTTTGAACTTATTTGTTTTGACCTTGTATCGTCACCATCAACACCTGGAGCATATTTGTTCACAGAACCTGACGGTAGATTTGCCTTCGAAGAGAACCTTCAAGAAGAAAATGAAATGAAAGCTGCTAGAACAGTTAACAAATCGCTTGATTTAATGAGCCGACTTTCCGATTATTTAGGAAAATAAATAATTATGGAACTAGATGAAAAATACTTTGTGGCAAAAGTACAGTATGATTTGCCAGATGAAAACACAGGAAAAATTAAAAAGGTAAGAGAAGAAAAACTTGTCAAAGGTTACAATGTGACCGATGTTGAGGCAAAGGTTACTAAAGCTTACCAATCTTTCAGTTATGATTGGAGAATCACCTCAGTTGCTGAAAGTAAGATTGATGAAATCTTTGAATAAAAGAATTCAAATTATTAAAAGGGGACAAAAGTCCCCTTTTTTTATGCTTTATCAAAAAAAAATTAATTTTTATAAACTTCTACATATTTATTTAATAAAATAACTACGCAATGGCAGAAAAAAATTTAGTTGAAGAAGCGTTAATCCAAATACAAAACTTGGAAGAAGCTATCAATGAAAACGCAAAAGAAATACTTGAGTCAACAATGAAGCAAGAAATTAGCGAATTAGTAAAAGAGTCCATGAAAAATGAGGCTGAAGAAGAAGAATTCGAATTGGAAGACGAACTCGAAGATGAATCTGAAGAAGAAGATGAAACCGAATCTGAAGAAGAGGAAGTTGAGTTTGAAACAGAAGATGAAGAAGAAGAGGACGAGGATTCCGAAGAAGGTTTCGACATGATGGATTTATCAGACATGGGCGACGAAGAAGATTTAGAAGTTCAAGATTTGAGCGGAGAATCTTTTGACGAAGTCCTAAAAGCTTTCAAAGAAATGAAACCAACTGATTCTTTCGAAATTAAGAAAGAAGGTGATTTTATTCACTTAAAAGATGAAGAGGATGAATATCTTATTCAAGCTGAAGGTGAAGAAGAACACGAAGGTATGGAACAAATGGAAGAGTATTCTGAATACAATGAATCTGAAGAAGAAATGGAAGAAATCGTTTATGAAATTGAAATGGAAGAAGAAGCTGAAGAAGATGAAGAATTCGGTGGAAACATGCATGATTTCAAAAGACGTGGTGGCCATAAGATTGGTGATGTTGATGGACACTATAAAGATTATGAAACCATGGAAGAAGGTTGGTCTGAAGAAGAGGAAGAATACGAACTTGAAGAAGATGTTGTATTCGAATCAACAAAGGCCGTTGTAGGTAAAGGTATTAAATTAGGTGACGCTAAAAAAGCATCAACTTTTAAAACTTCTAAAGGTGGGTTTAATGAAAAGAAAGCTCACGCAAATCCTACAAAAGGTACAGGTAAACCAAAGTTCGAATTCAAAGAAGGTGAAACTTTTGAAATGGGTTCAAGAACTCCAAAACTTTCTAAAGAAGAAGCTAAAGAAGCGGCACGTACTTACGGATTTGGTTCTAAAAAAGGACGTGGTCTTAGAAAGGCAGTTACACCTAACAGAAATCTTACTTTTGAAAGTCGTGAAATCATGGAAGAGCTTGAAATGTTAAGAGCAAAGAATGAAGAATACAGAAAGGCTTTGAATATGTTCAGAGACAAACTTAACGAAGTTGCTGTATTTAACTCAAACTTAGCTTACGCTACAAGATTGTTCACAGAACATTCTACATCTAAGCAAGAAAAGATTAACATTTTAAGAAGATTTGATTCTGCAGAATCTCTTAAAGAATCTAAAGCTTTATACAAGACAATAAAAGAAGAGCTTCACGGTCCACAAACCAAAGCTCCAATGACAGAATCTATCGAAAGAGTAATTGAAAAAGTTCCACAGTCAGGTTCAGCAGTTAATCTGATTGAATCTAAAACTTACGAGAATCCTCAATTCCTTCGTATGAAAGATATTATGTCAAAAATAATTAAATAATAAATAAACTAAAAAACAAATAAAACTCTATAAAAAATGGGAGCATTATTAGAAAGTGGTTTAGTTGGTAACATCGGTCTTAAGCACCTTAAAGTTATCAAAGAAGACACTATAAACAAATGGGACAAATTAGGGTTCCTTGAAGGTCTTAGAGGCCACCTAAAAGAAAACGTTGCTCAGTTATATGAAAACCAAGCATCTTTCTTAATCAACGAAGCGGCTTCAACTGCTGATTCAGGTTCATTCGAAACTGTGGTATTCCCTATCATCAGACGTGTGTTCTCTAAATTATTAGCTAACGAAATCGTATCTGTACAAGCTATGAACTTACCAATCGGTAAATTGTTCTACTTCGTACCTCAAATCCAAGGATATACAGCTTCAACTGTTAACCCATTAGGTACTGCTGGTCAACAACAAGACCACAGAGCACCAGTAGGTTCACCTGGTAACTACCCTGGTGACCCTAACGCAGGTTACAATGACGCACAAGCATATCCAAAGAATCTTTATGATTTATTCTATGAAGGTACTGAGCCAGGTTTAAACCCAGCAGGTCTTTTTGATTATTCAAAAGGTGCTTGGGCTTGGATGACAGGTTTTACAACTCCTGTTGTTTGGTCTAATGGTAACTTGGTTGTTTCAGGTTATGGTGCTGGTGAATATAGAAAAGTTCTTATTGCTTTAACTGGTTTCACTAATGCAGGTGAAGGTAAATTAATCGGTCCTGATGGACAAGAAATGGATTCTGAAACTTTCTTATCTGACTTAACTTTGTTACCAGCAGCAACTGTTGGAAGTCAAAGTTTGATTACCGCTATTAACGCATCTGGTGGAGCATCTACTCCTTCAACTCCACTTTTATTCCGTGTTGTTACACAGAAATATGGTAAAAGTATTGTACAGTATGGTTCAACAGCTCAAACTACTTGGCCTGGTAGTAACTCAGGTGGTGGTAACGGTGGTACTTACAATAACATCTGTTCACAAGACGGTATCATCTATTTAGAAGTTGATTTACAAGTTCCAGCATGTATTTCTTGTGGAGCATCTACTCCTGACGGATACACTGGTACTACTCTTGCGTCAACTACTGCTCTTTCTGGAACTTCAACAAACCAAGCAATTCTTGCATTTTGGAAGCGTTACAGAGAGTTAGAATTTGAAGACAGAATTGGTGAAGTTTCTTTTGACCTTCAATCAGTAACAGTTTCTGTAACTGAAAGAAAGTTAAGAGCACAATGGTCTCCAGAACTTGCTCAAGACGTTGCAGCGTTCCACAACATTGACGCTGAAGCTGAATTAACAGCATTATTATCAGAACAAGTTGCGGCTGAAATCGACCGTGAAATCTTACGTGACTTACGTAAAGGTGCGGCATGGACATTACGTTGGGATTACAACGGATGGAAGCGTCTGAATAACCAATCAACTCCTTATACTCAAAAGGACTGGAACCAAACGTTGATTACTGCAATCAACCAAATTTCAGCTCAAATCCACAAATCTACTTTAAGAGGTGGAGCAAACTGGATTGTTGTTTCTTCTGAAATCAGTGCTATTTTTGATGACTTGGAATACTTCCACGTATCAAACGCAGCTCCTGAGCAAGACCAATTCAACATGGGTATTGAAAGAGTTGGTACTTTAAGTGGCCGTTACCAAGTATACCGTGACCCATACTTCCCACCAAACACTGTGTTGATTGGTCACAAAGGTACATCTTTGTTGGATACTGGATACATCTACGCTCCATACGTACCACTTCAATTAACTCCAACAATGTATAACCCATTCAACTTTACTCCTATCAAGGGTATTATGACACGTTACGCTAAGAAGATGGTTAATAACCGTTTCTATGGACGTATCATTGTTGATGGTGTTCGTACATTCGATTTGAATGAATTAAGATAATCTTATCTTAATGATAGATAAAAAAAGGTCAGAGAAATCTGACCTTTTTTATTTATTTAAAATTCTTAAAGATTTTGAAATTACTTCAGATTCAATCATAGTGAAAGCACCTCTTTTGTATGCCGATACAATTGCCTGAATAATACAATTATTTGAATCTTCAGTTGTTAAATTATTTATAAAATAATTAACATCTTCATTTGTGTTAAATTGAAAAGAATCAAACAAAACAACTTTGGTTTGTAAATTTTCTAATTCATTTTTTAATTCTTCTTCATTTGAATGTTCCATAGTTTGATATATTTATATATAAAGATAATAAATAAAAATCGTTATGAAAAGTAGTATAATAGAAATATTAAAAAAGGTTAAAGAATATGATGATTATTTATTAGAATCAACGTCTACAGGTGACGCTGGTAGTTATAGAGTCCCATTAAGACCTGGTTTAAGATTATGGGACAAAAACATTTTGGAACCATTTACTGAACCATTAAATGGTTATCATAATGCTGAAATATATATTGATTCGTTAGATGGTAATATTGAAACAAGGGGCGTTAAAAGAAAAGAAGAAACGGCATATGCAATTTCCAAATCGGATAAAAAACATCCTGTATTAAATGATGATGATGGAGGTAGTTTGAATGAAAACCCACCAAATGATAAATTATTTAAAAAAGTTTTTGGAAAGAAAAAAATTAAAGAAGGTACTGATACTACTTTAAGTGCGGGTGAATATTCGGGTCCAATTGAAATAGGGTTAAAAAAATGGAGACAATCCGAACTTGGTCCATTTGTTGAAGATAGTGACCATCATACAACCCACAAAGCCAAACAAAAGAAACTAAAAAATAATATCAAAAAGGTTGTTGGTGTTTGGGAAAAACACAAAGATAGTGGATATGAAATCCCAACACATGATGTAGATACAATCAAAGAAGATTTGGCGGTTTGGTTTGGTAAAAAGAAAAAACCAAAGGGTAGTAAACAACCAAAAGGGCCATGGGTTAATATATGTAAAAAAGTTGATGGTAAACATCCGCCTTGTGGTAGACCTGACACTTCTAAAGGTGCGTATCCTAAATGTCGTGCCGCAGGTGTTGCTGGAAAAATGTCTGACTCGGCAAAACGTGCAGCTTGTCAACAGAAAAGAAAGGCCGAAAAACAAGACACTCAAACAGGTAAGGGACAAAAACCAATTATGACATCATACAAACCAAAAAAGAAAAAGACCAACGAATCGGTCTTAATCAATTTAATTAGAAAGGCTTTAGATTAATAAATACTTTTACTAACTCTAATACCTGGTCTTAAAGGTTCATATTCTCTCTTTGGTCTGTTATATTGACCTGTACCATATTCAGAGTTCAAAGTTTCTAACGCTCTTTTGTATTCACCTGTTTCATCAGAAAGTAATCTATCAATTACATCTT